GGGGGGTGCAAATGGTGCAGGGGTGCAAGAGCTTGTGCATGAGGGGGGTGAACTTAGCGTGCATGAGGGGGGCGCAGGTAGCGTTCATCCTAACAATAAGAACGATATTAACAATAAAGATATCCCCATTTGGTTTTCAAAGTGGTGGGAAAACTCTCCCAAAAGGGTCGGGAAAAAAGCCGCATTAAGGGCTTATAAAGCAGCGTTAAAAGACACTGATGCAGATACGTTGCTGGAAGGCATCAAAGCCTATAGCGCAAAGATCAAAAGCGAACAAACCGATGAAAAATATATTTGCCATCCGGTAACATGGCTTAATCAAGGCCGTTGGGAAGATGTTGAAATTGCTACAGCCCCAAAGCATGAAAACTTTGGTATAAGCCAGCGTTGGCTTCCATCAACAAAAGACGAATTTCTATCCAAATATAACGCAATGCCAGATTACTACCAAAAAAGCAGGCCGGACATTATTGCATTGGCAAAACAAAAAGGGTGGTTTGATGCCTAACGAAGATGCGTTTTTACCGACACCAGAGTTTCTAGCAAAGCATAGCGTCGAAGAAATAGAAACGCGGCAGGCTGGCAGAAAGCGCATTCGGGTCACCGACCAATTATGGATAGATTATTATCTAAAGCATAAGCATATCGAAGCATATCAATACGCAGCCGCAACGCGGTTGCTCGCGCTATACCGCGCCGCAGGGCGGGCGCAAAAGATGACCGGAAGCATGGAAGGGATGCCGAAGGGCAGTAGCGGCGAAATGTCGGAACGCGCTTCTGATGCCTTTGCTGATTTTCAGAAAATAGCGCGCCGTATGGGTAGGGAAAGCTATAGTTGCGTGGAGGAAGTTGTGTTACATGATCGCAGCGCTGCCGATTGGGCTAGATTAAAAGGGCGCAACCCTAAAGCCGCGCCCGAAATATTGAGGCTTTGCCTCGACGATTTAGACGACGCTTTTAAGCGCCTCCATGATCGTTAGCTACAGAAAACCGCGCTTTATTTAATTTGCTTTGCAGTTCCATCAAGTCGCTTTCAATTTCTGCGATAAGGTTGCTAGACGCTGCGTCATCCAATTGCCTAATTTGTTTCAATGCAGTGGCAATGGTTAAGGCTAGTTTTAGATAATCATCTAATTCTGCTTCAGTGTAACGCATCAGCAATAAGTAAATCGTCGTTTTTTAGGGCAACTAAGGCTTAACTGCCATTTGCCGTGATGACTTTTTTCAAGCGCATCAGGGCGCCCATCACCACATTCATACCAGTGACGCCTATTTGGATGCCCAACCGGCAAGCGGCGCAACGCCTGCAAACGATGGCGCCTATACATACGCTTCGTCTCTTTGTTTGCCTCTAAAATAGCATCGTTTGCCGCCATTAAACCATCTTTTGGATAAAAGTTTGAATTAACCAAAAGGAACGAATTTTGTATATTTAACAAAGCTTGTCGCAATTCATCTGCGGCTTGCCTCATTTGCTCACCTTCGCGCCTTATATGTTTAGGGTTTGGATTGTTAGCCATGTACGCTTAATTCCTCCTCTTCAGTTAATTGGCGCCAGCCCTTGCCATCGCAAATTGGACAGCCAGATAGGTCACCATAAGTTTGAACGCAGTTTTCGCATTCCGCTACAGTTTCCCACCCAATGTCTGCCCAACGATAAATTTGCAATAACTCCATTAGCTAATTAGCCAAGCAAACAATTGCCAAAAATAGCTGTCTTTGCCGTTCACCATGCTAATTGCTATTGGGCAAAGCACGCCGGCAAACAAAATTAATTCAATTAAAAAGCCTTTTGTATCATTACGCATTTTAGCCTCCTATATTTACATTGAGGCATATTATGCGCATGTTTATGGTTTGGCAACAATAAATGACGCATATATGCGTCATATGCTTGCAGCTAGGGGCGGTTTATGATATGGTCTTGGCAGAATCGAATAATTCCCTAAATCTTAGATGAGACAACTCGATGCGAGACCTCGATGTCGTTTGGCATGGCGTTACAGCGCTGACGCCATACGCTAGAAACAGCCGGACGCATTCCGATGAGCAAGTGGCGCAAGTTGCCGCCTCAATTAAGGAATTCGGCTGGACAAATCCAATATTGATTGATGAAGATAAAAGCATCATTGCAGGTCATGGACGCTTGCAGGCCGCGCAACGGCTTGGCGAGGATACTGTTCCAACCATTACGCTGACAGGCTTAACAGAAGCGCAAAAACGCGCCTATGTCATAGCTGACAACAAACTAGCGTTAAATGCCGGTTGGGATGAAGACATGCTAAAGATCGAAATAAACGATCTTTTGGGCGAAGGTTTCGATATAGATTTAACAGGTTTTGACCCCGCAGAGATTGACGCGCTTCTTGAAAATAACGATGAAAATGAAAGCACTGATACCTCTGTCAAAGGCTCGCTATCGGATCGCTTTGGTGTACCGCCATTCAGCGTTATGTCAGCCCGCGAAGGCTGGTGGCAAAACCGCAAGCGCGGTTGGTTGGCATTAGGCATCAAGAGCGAACTAGGGCGCGGTGACAACGCTGCGCCAAGCGGTAGCGCAAGGCCGGCAACCGATTACAGCAAAAGCAAGGCTAGGGGCGATGGGCATGGCAAAGCTATGCCTAAGTCCATGTTAGGCAAAACATTCGACGGGCAAGACAGGCTGAACGCCCTAATGGGTGGCAACCCTGACGATATGAACGCCACAAGCATATTTGACCCTGTTCTTTGCGAACTTGGCTATAGCTGGTTTAGCCCTAAAAATGGCGTCGTATTAGACCCATTTGCAGGCGGCTCAGTTAGGGGCGTTGTGGCTTCTAAGCTTGGGCGCCAATATGTCGGCATAGAGTTGCGCGCTGAACAAGTTGCAGCCAACCGGCAACAAGGCGATGACATTTGCGATGATCCAATGCCCGTTTGGCATGTTGGAGATAGCCGCAATATTTGCAAGCTTGCTGATGGTGTGCAAGCTGACTTAATTTATAGCTGCCCGCCCTATGCTGATCTTGAAGTTTATAGCGATGATCCCGCTGATCTATCAACGCTAGGTTATAATGAGTTTAAGCAAGCTTATTTCGACATCATTAACGAAAGCTGCAAGCTTCTAAAAGAAAACCGCTTTGCTTGCTTTGTCGTTGGCGAGGTAAGGGATAAGGCTGGCAATTATTACAACTTTGTTGGCGATACCATTGAGGCCTTTAGACAGGCTGGCTTGCATTACTATAACGAAGCTATCCTAGTTACTGCGGTTGGATCGTTACCAGTGCGGGCAGGGCGCCAGTTTGCAGCCAGCCGCAAGCTTGGTAAAACGCATCAAAATGTGTTGGTTTTTGTTAAGGGCGATGGCAAAAAGGCCGCAACAGAATGCGGCCTTGTTGAAGTAAATGTTCCTGATGCAGATGATATTATGAAAGAAGCATTTTTTTAAACGATTGGGCATGCTTTTCGCGCTCAGCAAGCATATTGGCGTCCCATTCATCTTGATCATAAGACCAATCAATTTTAGCGCCGCTTGCCATAACACGCGCCGCTTCTGCCATTATTGCACGAATGCACCAATACGCATCAGTTACAACCCAATCATGAACTTCGCAACTTTGGTAGTCTAAACAAGTTGCCATGTTATAGATGTCTTTAGCTGAAAGCAGCAAATTAGGGCGCCTTGCGGCCTTTATGCAATCAGCTACAAAATCTTGCTCTTGATGCTTGTCCTCTGCGCCATAACGCGCAGCAATGCTAGCAAGGTTTGCCTCTGCTAATATGCGGGCAAGTTCTGCGCCTCTATGGTAAGGCGTCGTTCCATTGCCGCCGTCAAGATTAACTGGCTTTCTTTGCACCATGTTCCAGCAATGCAAATGGCGTTGTGCTTGCATTGACCAGCCAACAAGGTTGCCAATATGTTCTTCTGTTACTAAATACGCGCTCATCGTTTTTCTCCTATGCGTTGCAAATATGTGCGTCGCGGCCTGCCGCCGTTACCGCGTAAATGCAAGTGCGTCCGTCATTTTGCTGCCTTGCCCAAGTTACCGCAGCGTCAAAGCTGTCAAACTCAACGCGCTTAAATGTCTGGTGGATACGGTTGCCTCTGCAAGCGGTAAAATAAGCCGCATTGTTAAAGCAATATTCTTCATGCGGGGTGCTAAAATTAGGGTAATCCATGTGCGTCTCCTTTTGTTGTTTGTTGAAAACATATAGAGGCGTTTAGGTGGTCTCGAGAGGTTTCTTATGGCTCAAAGTAAAAAATCGCCGGAAGTTATTAAAAACTTCCTGCAACGCATTAGCGAAGGGCGCAGCCAAGCAAGCGTCTGCCGCGATGAAGATATGCCAGATTGGGCGACAGTTTGGCGTTGGACTAAAGATGACCCAAAATTTGCCGCCGCTTTCGCTGTCGCGAAAGAGGAAAGGGGAAATTATTTTGGCGAAAAGGTCGCTGAAATTTCGCTGGCTGTGCTGTCAGGCAAACTAAAAGACAGCAATGCGGCAAGGGTTGCTATTGATGGACTAAAGTGGACTGCCGCAAGGATGGCTAGCAAGAACTTTGGCGATAGGATGCAAGTAGAACATAGCGCTGAAAGCAGCTACGTTGACGCATTACGGGCAGTTAGCGAGCGCATAGAGCTTGATGGGGTAGGTGATAGAAACAAGCTACCGCAAGAACTACGCGCGCGAGGTGGCGGGGATGGCAATGATGGCGGGCTGGTGCATTAGGGGTTAGGCGCCTAGCCTAAAGGCGTTTGTTTGTCAGCCTGCATTGTGTAGCTATGGCGCTATGGGTGGCGCTATGGCGGGCTTGTAGCGCCGGCAAA